TGCTGCACTTGTTTTGCGTATTCTTCTAGTGGCACGCCCAATTTTTTAGCAATTTGTACTTGTGTTGGCGAGAGTCTCACAGTGTTGCGCCCAGTAGCACTGCCATTTCTAGCAGCTCCAGCAACAGTCTGAGCGGGCCTGTTGCTTGAATTAGTTGTTATATTACTATTATCATTAAATCTTGCATTAAGTCTAGCATCAATTTCATTATAGTAATCATCTGACTCAGTATTGAAACCTTCCATAACTAATTGTCTATGAATTCCATACGTAGCCATAGTTTTAATTAAATCATGTTCATCAGCTGAGCCATTACCAAACCATTTGTTTTTTGCCACCCATGCTTTTGCTTTTTCACTAGGTTCTACAGCAGGATCTGGTTGTGGTTGTTCAGCTTGAAAATTAGGTGCTGGTTTTTCTTCAACAGGCTTTTCTGCCTCTGCTTGTTTGTTTCTAAGAGTCATTTCTGCTCTTTGTCTTTGTAAAACAGCATCAGTAAGTTTCGCTTGTAGTTCAGCTTGTTTTTTGTAGTCTTGTGCTTGTAAAGCTTCTTGCAATTGATTCTGTAATTGTAATTCTTCAGCTGCAGCTCTGTTTTTAAATTCAGTTATGTAGGATTGATCTAATGTATCCTTCTGAGTTTTTAATGATTCATTTTCTTTTTTAACAGATTTTGCATATTCTAAAGCAGCCTCTGCTTTTCTTTCCTCTTCTCTCCATTTTTTTGTTAGATCATTAATTCTTGTCTGAACTTTATTAGAATACTCATCGTGTTCTTTAGATTCTTTCTTTGGCTCTTCAGCAGGAGCTGCCTCTTGAGTTACTTGAACATCAGACTCTTTTTTCTCTTCCTCTTTTATTTCGACATCAACAGACTCACCCGATGTGTCTAGAGGAACCATTTTATTGTTTTCAGTATTTGGTTGTGGTTGCATAGGTTTCTCCAATTTTATAATAAGTTAGGTGGTAGAATATCTCTAGGATCCCTTACCTTTGCCATTATTTCGTCATCATTGACTATACGTAGCTCACCGCCATCAATCTTAATTCTAGCACCTGCGTACTTGGCAATGATAACCCAGTCATCAACTTTACAAAAAGGACCACTAGGAAACTTTGTTTTATCTAGATAGCAATCGCTACCTACTTTTAAAACCTTACAAATGTTTGTTGATATCTGTGATTCTTCTACAGTTTGATCTGTTAAATGAATTCCAGATGATGTTTTTTTATCTAATTTTAATGGAAATAATACTATTTTGTACCCGCAAGGCTCTGGCACTTTTTCTAATTCACTTTTTGCTTTTGCAGCAGCTTTACCATCCCAAATATGTTTAGGGACAATAAGTTTTGGTTTAGTCGTCATCTTCTAGCTCCGTTTTCTTTAGCAGGTCCGTGAGTTCCTGTATCTCGTTTTTTAGTGCTGCATTCTTTCCCGTCAAATATTTATAATCTGACCAGTCTTTACACAGTCCACTTGTTATAGACTCTTCAACCGCCTTTTGTCTATCAATTAATTGTTTTTTGTAAGCTGTAAAAAAATTTTCTAACCGCATAATTTCATTTTATCAGACAATTTTTTGCATCGATTTGGTGTTTGTTTATTCCACCTGGAATCGAGCATCTCATAACTTGCGCCGATAAAATTGTCTTCCTGCAGGCATTTCCACATATTCTTAAACTTAGCAACGCCTGTTTTGCCTAGTTGAAAGCACATCTCCGTTAAGACGTGTTGAGCTTGTTCTGGCACTTCATCAATGCCATTCTCTATTAATAATTGTTTCATTTGAGCTACAGCTCTACTTAAATCTTTATCAAACACTGCTTGTAAATCATCTTCAGTATATTCTACTCCTGGTTTAAACGGATCTCCCTGAACAACTTTATGGCCCCAGCCAATAGTGTCAAACCCTTCAGTATCTTGATAAATTTTATTTTTGAAGCCTTCACTTAATTTTACTGAATTTGATAATTCTTCGTAACTCATTATTTCTTTTTAAATAATCCTATTGCACTTGAACCAGCCTTAATCCCAAAACTCGCAGAAATTGCGATGTATAAGAGATTGTGATAATACGACGGCAAATCCTGCAGTGCGATAAACCCTTGATGAACATGTTCTTGTAAGGGCGTGAATACTAAAACTGCTGGAAGTAGTAGGACAATTAACGCTACCTCATCTTTCCAGCTCCCCTTCATTTGATCAACTGCACTTTGCTCCCATGCAACTTTACCGGCAATTTGATCTTCTTTAAGTTTCTGTGTAGCTTTTATTTCAGTAAGTTTTAATTCTTGCTTTGCTTTTTTTGTTTCGACAAAACCCTTGACGCCATCAGCGACGACGCCAAGAAGTGGTTTTGCTAGTAATTGCCATACCATAAATTCTTTTTATATTGCTCCAATTAATATGATTACGATTATAGCCACAATTCCAGCTTTAATCCAGTCTTTCATGCTCCAATCAGACCATTCTTTTAAATGATCCCAGAGATCTGTTAAAAGTTTCATAGAAACCTCCTATTTAAAGACACATTTTTATACTTTTTTCTAAGTGAAAACAACATTTACATTTACTCTAATATTAGTGTCTGTTTGTGAAACACTCTGATGTTTATGTTTTCCGTCAAAAATATAGGCTTGATTTGCTATTGATGGTAGTTTTGTTCCATCTTCAAACTCAGTATATCCATTGTTAGTATTTACAGAGTATAACAGAATTCTATGCTCCATCCATGGCATATCAATGTGAAAACCATGTTTATCCTGTGATCCTGTATTTGTGTATAAATTAACTTTCATTCTATGAATGATGTTGTAATTTAATCTTCCTAAGACAGGACCACCAATATCGTGATAAAACTCTGAAATGACATGAGCCTCTCTGTCTAATAACCTATGATAAAAGAAAAAATAACCAGCATCCGAACTTACGATTCCTGGTTTATAAACATATGGTAGTGGATCTGGATCTAAAGATCTATATTCTTCACAAGTTCTTTTGTGAAGAAGCGCATGTTGTTCTGGATGTAAAAAATCTGGTATTGTTTCAACCAATTATTTAACGCCTGTAAACTTTACTTTTTTAATTTGTTGTCTGCTTGTCTGTCCTTTAGGACCTGTACCTTTGTTATCTTTTACAACATACGCTGGCATAGTAACAGCAGCTGTATTAGCAACAGCAGGGTTAGGAAAAGGATTTGTAGACTTTACAGTTTCCATTTTTGCTTGTTTAAATTTCATAAGACCTCTTAGTGTAACGTTGGTTTTCTTTCTTTAAGAATGTTATCTTTATCATTCTCAAAAGCCTTTTTACCACTTTCGCCCATCGTTTGTAAATAGATCATTTGAGCGGCAGTCATAAACAATGAGGCTACAACCATTCTCTCTTCTTCAGAAAAACTGTCCTGAAAGGCATAAGTTATCAAATCGTCAACAATTTTATTTATTTGTGGTGCTTCCATATAGTTATTATGGACACAATTTGATATTTATCAACTTCTTTTTCTTTTCTTTTTTTTCTTACCAGCTTTAGATAATGCTATTGCAACTGCCTGTTTCATAGGCTTACCCTCTTTTTTCAACATCTTAATATTCTTAGATATTGTTTTTTGTGACTTACCTTCTTTGAGTGGCATTTAATTTTTGCATTTGTATATTGTTTCTTTGTGCAGCTAGTTGAGCAGTTTGTTGCAACTTAGCTGCGTCTATCATAGATTTCTGTTCAAGCTTTGCCATGTCTAGCTCAGTTTTAGCTTGTTTAGCCATTGCATCAGCCATCACTCTTTGTCTTTCAATATCTATTTCTTCTTTCTTTAAATCAACTAATGGATCAGATCCTTTACCTCCCTCTAGGTATTCTTGCTCCTCTGCAACTAGTTGACCCATAATCTCAGATTGCACCTGAGCTATTTGTTCTTGTATTAAATTATTAATTTGTATTTGCACCACGTCAGGAACTTGACCTCCAAATTGATTTGCAAGTTGTTCTAATTTTTCTCTATTTTTTTCCATAACATTTTTAACAGAGAGTTGTGATACGTGTTCCAAAACATGAGAAGTAATATTTACTAAAACGTCTGGTAATGTTCTAACTAAGACAGAAGACATAAATGCCCTATGTGTTTCAATATGAGCTACATGATCTTGATCTGGAAAAGCTTTTGCAACTTTCTTATTAAGAAGTTCTGCATTTTCTATTACAGGATCTTTAGGCATAGGTCTTGCTGGTGGAGGCAAAATCGCATCAATGTTTTGTATACCAAGTGCTTGATACATTCTTCTATAAGCCTCATAAGTATTGTGAATTTGTGGATTAGTTTGTGCTAATTGTAATTGTGCTTGAGCCATTTGTATTCTTTGTGACATAGAAAAAATACTAGGATCTGATACAGGTATGATATCTACACGATTATCAAAATCTGTTTGTTTAATAAATCTTTGTCCACCTGGAATATTGTAAGGATATTCTGGAGGCAAATATAATTGAAATATTCTTGCGAGTAATTTGAATTCAGTTTTTTGTGCATAATGACATCTTTTGTGAATTGCACTCATTACTTTTGTGCCTTGTTCAATCATTGCCATTGTAGTCCCTACAGGATTAGCATTGTTAGAATCTGCTATCTTAGCATCAGCAACAGCAGCAAATCTTTTACCTGCATCTACGCAAAAACCTAAAAGCTGCATTAAAGTTTGACTAGGTTCTTTGTAGGGCAAAGGAACGAAATTTTGTCTTAGATCTCCTCCTGGTGCATCCACATCTCTAAATTCACCTGGTTGTAATGGGTTGTCATCATCACGAATTCTAAGTCCTCTAGCTTTGAAACCTGCTGGTAAATTGGAAAGTGTGCCCGCATCGATAAGTTGACGAAGCGCAGAGGTAGCCGTTCTGGATAAACCACCAAGCATGTGAATAAGACCAAAACCATAAAAGCCAAGACCTGGCAAAAAACGATAGTGTACAAAGTATTGTATCTTTTTCTTCTTTGGATCTTCTTGTCTATAGTTACGTCTAATGGATAAAACTTTTCTAGAACCCTCATCAATAGTAACAATGTAAGGAAGTTTAACACCAGTAGGCATATTGTTCAAACCTAGATCTTCAAAACCAGGTATGTCCAAATCGCAATGCATTTCTAGTAAAGTACATTGATCATCATATTGGTTATCATTTGGAGTTACTCCATCAATCTTGTCATACTTCTCTTGTATAGAATCTTGTTTGTTAACTACTTCTAATTCTACATCTCTATAAAAACCACTTACCTGACTTTTCCTAACATCGTTTTTATTTTGTTTTAATACGTGAGTGATTCTTGGTGCAGTTTCTAAATCAGTAGAATGATAAGGCACAACTAAATCTTCTACAGGAATAAATTTTGCTACTGCTCTATCTAAGTTAGAATCATAATAAATTTTTTTAAATGCAGATCCTGCTAATGCTAGGAAGAATAACATTTGATCCATGTCAGAATCATACTCCTCCATTACATCTGTAATTTGATAGTTCATAAATTCACGAACTCTTTTTGCTTGCTCTTCTACTTGAGGATTTTCAGCTCCTACAATATTACATTTAACTGGACCCCCTGCTGGTAGCAATTCTTTGTAAGCTTGTGCTTGAAACTGTGTAACTGATTCTGCTAACAATGGATGTGTAACACCACTAGCGCCCTGAAATGGCTGAGATCTATCTTCATATTTAAATCCTAATAGATCCAAACCTTGAGTGTATCCATGTTCCCAATCACCTCTGGTTTCTTTGTCATTAAGATAATCTGACATTAAATCAGATGAAATTTTTTCTAGTTCTGTTTCATCAATAAAATCTGCTAAGTTGTCATCAAAGCTTGGACCTCCAGTCATTTGAGGTTGACCAAACAATGCTCCGCCATCTTGTAACATCTGCACATCACTCTGTTGTCCTGTGTTTACATCTACCTCAACAGTTCCGCCTGCATATTGATCAACGCGTGGTAGTTCTTCAACTGGTGGATTTATTGGATTAATTCGTTTATCTATTGCCATTATACGCTCTTCATGAATATTTCGATGTCAATTAGGGGATCACCCATGTCATTTTTTGTTTTACCACCCTTTTTAAACTGTGGCAAACCAATCTTTTTAAACAGCTCTAAATCAAAGCCCTCAGCTCTTAAATCGATATAGGGCATGTTGATTAATATTAGGTCTCTATCTGCCCCTCCAACTCTTACATGATTTTTTAATCCTGGAAAATTTTCTATTGCCTGAACATATCTAGATGATGTAGGCTCAGAATAATCGTCACCAGGTCTTTTACTAAATTTATATGTTCCGTCTCTTTTTACTTGTAATTGAATTGATTCTATTTGTTTTTCATTAAGACCTAAAGCTTTACCTCTTTTAGTAATATCCTTGTTAATATCTTTAATAAATTTATCTATTCTGCCATCATATATAGTTTTGAATCCTTTATATGTATTTGAATTAGCATCTCCTGCATTTTCATATACAGCAACAACATCTGCTGGAGACCAACCCAAATAAGCATCACCATCAGCAATGGCTTTTTCTAAGTTATCTTTTACTACTTGTTTAATCCAATACTGTGCACCACCTGAAAAAGGATAAAAATTATCACTAGCAGTTTCATAAACTTCAGTAGAACCCTCTGGTGGTTGAGATCCAGGAAATTTTATGTCCGTGCTTTTTATTTTACCATCAAAGAGATCTGTTTGAAGTTCCATCATAACAGTTCCTTTTTGATCATTTGCGTAATTTATTAATTTAGCAGATCTAGAAAAAGCAAAATCATGACCCACTGATGGATGACTACCTTCGTGTTCGTTAAGTTTTGCAGGCTGATCATACTCTGGTTTAAATGTGTGTGAAAGTATCTGATAGTTTTCAGATCTTAAATTAGGAAAAGCAATTGACATATGCTCGTTAGTAAATTGATTGTTACGTAAAGTTTCTGTTATATTAGAAACAGAATTTAATATTTCGTTATTTTGTCTAGTTGCGTTGATAGTGCTAGAATCTAAGTTAGGATATTCACTCATTAGAGTCTCTGTCATTTCAGGTATCTTAGCGAGCGCTGCTTCTGCACTTTCTCTATTAGTTGCTGTTTGCATTTGTTTTAATTGATCTATAACTAAATTACGGTACTGATCCATAAATTGACCTAGTTCTCCTGGACGGAAAACCATATTCATGTTTTCTAATCTTGTAATTTCAGTTCTTAAATTTTGTGGTAGTAATTCTTGATCCTCTCCTAATTTTTTAGCTGACCCTTCTGCGTAACCAAAAGCGATTTGATTTGGCCCAGATTGAAATAATTTAAGTAGTTCTGATGCAGTGTATTTATCTTTGTCTGAACCACTTGCAATCATGTTATTTAAATAACCCATCATACCGGTATCTCTTAACTCTAAAGTTAAACCTTTTTGAGGATCTGAAAGTTCATTACTCCATTGATCAAGAGTTTTCTTTTCGTTACCTGAATAATTTGCTTTGATATAATCTTCTGTTTTACTAAATCTTTTATTTATAGCTGCATCACCAATGTCTATATCATCTATGTTTTCAATCATCTTTGTTGGCACTATGGCTTTAGATTCTTTTTTCTTATCACCCATTGTTAGGATCTGCATTCTTTCTTCCTCGGGTATAGGAGTAAATCCACCTCCCGTGTCTATAGGTTCAGGTATTGGATCTATAATGGTGGTATCAATTTTTTCAGGGGGTGGTCCTCCTGTTGATTTAGGCAGCTTATCTTTTTCATCTGTTGGAGTCATACCTCCTCCTACAGGTACGTAACCTCCTAATCCTAATCTTTTCTTTTCTTCTTCACTAAGCCCTGCTGGAGGTTTTATAATTACACCACCTGGAGTATAAATTACATCTTCTTCAACTGGCTCTGATTTATTTACAATTGAAGGAGCCACAGCTGTAGCCCCCATAGCTAGTATGGGTAATAAATCTCTTAGTGCACCTATCTGATCACTTTGTAGATTTGGCTTTTGTATTTGTGGTAAAATATCTAAAGCTCTAGGATCATCTAGTACACTGGCTGCTCCAGCTTGAAACTTTTTCTTTTTAGCCATTAGCTAAGTCTTGCTTTTCTAAAGCCTCTTTTAGCTGCGCCAGTTCCACGGACACCGGTACGTGCACCGTCTTTCGCTTTCTTGATTCTTTTAATAGCCGTTCTTACGCCACCTTTAGCAGTAACCTTTTGTTTCGCTGCTTGTTTCATTGGCTCAGTTTTATTGCCATCTTTATCAAGATCTAAGAAATCCGGTTTAGAACCTTCTTTAAATTTTTGTTTACCGCCGTCTTTGTTACCAAATTTTTTATTGGCAGCATCAACGTCCTTTTGTTCGTCATCAGTTAGTTTTCTAAATTTATAATCTCCGTTCTCAATTATAAAATCTCCTTTATCTACTCTACGTTGAAAAAAAGTTCTTAAACTTTCTTCCTTTTTTTCAGGATTTGGAGCATTATCAATTCGTTCCTTGTTATCCTGAATATATTTATCTTCTGCTTTACTCATGTTTACTCCTAATAATATTCTCGCATCTGTAAAACACCAGGCTCATCCTCGTAATCCTCTGGATGCGATATAAAGTTTCCTTGTCTAAATCTTAACAAAGCTTGAGTGGTGGAGTCAACATAATCGTCATGCTCACCAAAAGGAAAAGCAGCACATTCCTCAATAACCTCTTGCGCCCATCTTTCATCAGGATACCAGATCTGTCCAGCCTCGAATAAAGGTGCTACGGCGTTTACCCTTGAATGTTTATCATTTCCTTTGCTCGGTGTAAAGTTAACAACTGGAATTCCTGATTGTCGTAATTCATACGTTAATGGTAATCCTGAAGCTTTCGCCTCCACTATGATGCTTTCCGGTTCCCAATATTTATATTGCTCATGTGCTATACGTTTTAACTCTGGAAACTCCCATCTACCTCTTTTCGCATCTAGCAGGATGCACGCCGGCGCTTTCATTTCATCACGGTAAAAGACTCCCCATGTAGTAATAGCGGAATAGTCTGCTGTTTCTTTTTTAGAGTATGCTGTATCGTAGCTTTGAATTACATGACGGAGGGGAGGGGGATCGGCGTACTCGTACAACTTCCACCAGTCACGTTTTATAATGGAACCTTCTTCTGATACGGGTTGCTGTTGCCACTGTGCTTGCCATTTTTGCTCGGACAACGAAGCGCGGACCGATAACAGTTCGTCCGCTTTCCAATATTCAGGCCACATAGGATTCTGTGTTTCAGGAAAAATAGCAGGGAATTCTATTATATCCCATTGATCTGCTTTTACTTCTTTTTGTGCGTTAACTAGTTTACCTGTAAGATCCTTTACTGACCACCGTGTCATAACCACGACTATCGCTCCGCCAGGTTGTAGACGTTGACGAGGGCCCGAGGTATACCACTCATACGCGTTGTCCATGGCCGTTTGACTTAGTGCATCTTGCTCCGAGTGAGGATCATCAATAATGAGCAAATCAGCACCACGACCAGTAATGGCACCCCCAACACCAGCAGCAAAGTATTCACCACCCATGTTGGTTTCCCAACGGCCCGCGGCCTTCGAGTCTTGTGAAAGTGATATGTTTTTAAAGACATTTTTATATTCCTCCTGGTCCATTAGGTTACGTACCTTTCTACCAAATCTATATGATAGTTCTGCAGTGTGAGTTGTTTGAATTATTTTTAATTTAGGATTGTGGCCCATCATCCACGCAGGGAATAAGAAAGAAGCAAATTCAGATTTTGTATGACGTGGTGGCATGTTAACGATTAAACGTTTCAACTTACCGTCTTTGATCATGTTAAATTTTTCTGCAATCTTTCTATGATGATATCCACCAATAAACTCTGGCCACACTGCTCTAACAAAAGAAAGATAGTCATCTCTCGAATGTTCAGCTGTATCTATTTCTGCTTTACGTAATTCTAATTTTTTAATTAGATCTGCAGCTTCATCACTAGTTACTTGATCTAGATCCATATTATTTTACAAATTCTTCGCAAAAGATACCACACTCAATGTGATAGTTCTTAAGATCTTTACCTTTAGCGTCTGTAGGTAGATCTTTTAAAAACATTCTTTTACCATTAACTCTAACTAATTTTGTACCAATCCTATAAGATTGTTCTGCTCTGTCATCAAAAACTTTTGGAAATTCTTTTCTAACAAGATTCCAATACGTAGGTGAGGTAGCTTTCACGCAACCTATGCAGTTTGCATTAGGGAAACCATGTTTATAAATTTGAGGTAATCTTAAACCTTTGTTAAGCAACATGTCGAAACAATCTTGTTTTGTAATCTTCTCTTCTATTAAAACAGGCAAAAGATTATTTCTTTCTGTTAACATAAATCTTTCAGCTCTTTTCTGTTCATCATATGTAAAGCCTAAAACTAAATAATCAGAATTATTATTTTTCTCCCATTCTTGCCTTGCATTCTTTTTTAGAAATTTTGTGCAGGGTGCACCCATGGGTCCAGACATAAACTTCTTCCAATCCCATACTTCTTTGCATGATGCATTTGGAAATCTAGAACTTAATGCAAACTCTATATCCTTGCCTATCCACTTTTCTACATCTTTTAAGAATCTTAAATTATCTACATGTTCTTCTTTGATTGGGTTGTTAACAATTCTTACATTGTTATCTTTACCGTACTTTTCTAGGGTTACTTTTGCAGCAACCGCAGAAGCTGCGCCGCAAGAAAACCATACAACTATGTCTTTGCCCTTAACCACTTTCGTGATGTTATAGCATATAAATTGTTTGTGTAAAACTTACACGTAGCGTCGCTGTATAAATCTATAGGGGGGAGAGGGGGGTGGCGTCGTTTTAAAGGATTTTTATCTGCCAAAATCGGTTTGGGACTCTAGATGTAGTATAGAATGTATATGAGATACTATATGTTGTCGAAGACTTACCTGGATTTGCCAGCTGGCGCTGCCAGGAACAGCAGGTGGTGAAAACCACCCGCTGCAAAAAAAATGTTTAATGATTTATACCAAACTTGCTAGCCAAATCTCGAGCTAGCTCTATTCCAAAATCTTTTATTCTTGGATCGTTTTGGTTTCGCATTATGAATTCAAATATCTTTCCATCTAAATAGTTAGCTAACAACTGCCAATCAATTCGTTGATCTTGAGCATTAGATAAGAAAGTGTTTTGATCTTGTTGGTTAGTAACACCACGATTTGTGGTGTTAGCTAATTCTCTTAATTGACTTACTAAATCGTTAGGCATTTGCAATTCTTCCTAACTGTTCTTCAATTAAACTTTCTTGTTCTTTGTTATTAGTAACATTCTTAATTGAATAATAAGTCGATTGTTTAACAGGCATATCAACTTTCTTTTTAACAAAGAAATCTCTAACTTGTTGCATGTCTGTTAAAGTTCTAGTGTGTTCACTAACTGAAAAAACATTATTGTTATGATTGAAAATATAATTTTCTTTTTCAGTTAGACCTTTGTTTTCGATAAGTTCGTAAACTTGTTTTTGTAATTGTTTACATTTTTTATCTGCTTGGTTTTTAATATCTTGAAACATACGATACTCAATGAGTAACTTAATTTCAAAGTTAGTTAGTTTTTTAGCCATTGATAACTCCTTTAGTTTTTCATTTAAGGCTACATTACTAATTAATGCATTTACTAATTTACTTATAAAAAGTTATAATTCAACAAAATAATGAAAAAAAATGATCTCATAATTGATCGAGAATGAGGTTGTAGCAAGTCGTCTGTATGATTGTACCTCGGAAATTTTTTACTTTTCCCCATTTTCCACACAACTCAGAAGGGCAACGCTTCACTAAATCTATATTAAAAAAACTTTTTCGGCGAGCTTTTAAGGTATTTTTGGTGGGCGAGAGTACATCGCCCACCTTACAAAGATTAGTTCAATGTTTTACGAGACTTTTCGAATTCGGCTTTCATCTTATCAACCTCTTCTTCGTTCATCGATTTTAGTTGAACAGGCTCACAGCCCATCGCCGATGTAACTGCGTTGACACCGACCTCTAACAACTCTTTAAATGACAAAGTTGGTTTATCACAATCTACCTCATTGTTTTTAATCTCCGAGATAAATGCATGGATTAAAGCCAATCGAAAATTACGATCTGACATGTAAGGCTCTAATTCAGGGTGTTCTTTTTTTAGAACATCTTCCCTAAAAGAGTCTAAAGATTTACCAATACCTTTCGCAATAAGCAAA